TAGAGTCTTGCAAAGGCATCATCTACTCTTCTAATATATGACTCATCTTTATGTCTTGGGTCATAATATCTTTTATCTTTCATCATTTCTCTAACTTCGCCTAAAGTTAATTGTTTTTCAGGCTGAGCTACAGAATTTGATCTAGACATTGCAGACTTAGTAGCATCTTGTATACGCTCTAATGCTTCTATGCCCTCTGCTGATGTACCTAATGTTTGAGAAATTAACTCAAATTGTTCTGGACTAAAGAATGTTTGTGCAAAATTAGTTACATGGTCTAGTCTTTCTTGAGCATTTTCTCCTAGTTTTTGTACTTCACCCTCTAAATTAGGTTGATTTGGTATCATTAACTTGTCGATATATTGATTAATACCATCTTGAAACTCCTCATTAGTAGCACCAATGTCATGACATTTCTGTCTCCACCACCCTGTTAGAGGATTTTCATTAACCATTTCTTCGTTAATACCCTCTACAAGTGGCGGAAGTTCATAAGCATCTGGTGTTTCAGGTGCTTCTGCACGTGACTCTTCTGCCAATTCAGAAAGAATTATGTCTTTATAGTCTTCTTTTTTGCCACTTATTAGCTTTTCAAGTTGGGTATATCCTTTCTCTAAATCTTCTTGAGAATTAAATTTACCTAAGATTAAATTATCTGTTGCAATTTCTTCAGACGTTTCACGTGAAACATCATCTGTTTGTTGCTCATGTTGTTGTTCAGGTTCAGCTTGAACCTCTTCTTGTTGTTGTACTTGTTCTTCAGCCATTTGTTTTCTCCTTTGCTATGTCTTGACTTGCTCCTTTATTGACTCGTCTTTGGATTAAACCGACAATATATCTTTGACCCTCTAAGTGTCTAAGCTCAGTATCAGATATACCTCCACCTGCTACTGCTTCTATTGTCATTGACTTTAAGTACCTAAGTGCTTCAGATCCACCACCAGATGTGAATAATTTGAAAAACAAAGTATTTAAGTTCTCCTCATCTTGTGGTTGTCTAGTCATTCCATCCAATCCAATTAGAGTGTTGGGCTTGTTCTCTGCCATTTTATCTCCTATGTAGGAGGATTTTCGTCCTCCATCGGTTGTTGTTGTTGCATCATTTGTTGCATTTGTTGTGCAGCACGTTGCATTTCTTCCTCAGAACGTACTAAATTCTCAGGAATACCTAATTTTTTAGCCACAAATTTAGCTACAGCCATCTGATTAACTATCAAATTAGTTAATTCTGGACCGACTCTACCTTGTATCATGCCTAAAAATCTATCTACAGTAGCTACATCTTGTTGATGTTGAGCCTGCGCCAATGGACTTGACGACTGTATTTTAATCTCTCGTCCATTGACTTTAGGTATTTTAATTCTTCCTTGTTTTTTAAGAATAAATATTACCCTTTGTAGGACTGGAGTTACTAATTCTGCTTGTAGTCTACCAAATGCTGCGCCTATTTGACGTGATAAATCTGCTTGTCTTTCAGCTACCTCTGTTGCAGACATTGGTGTTTTCTCATTAGGATTACCTAACATATCATTATATAAGGCTTTTTTAATATTCGTTCTCATGTCTCTAAGTACCAAATCACTTACATTAAAGTTACCTGGTGCTTGAATTGGCTGTAATCCTGATGATCCTGGAGCTTTTGGTATGATAGTTCCGGGTATAAGTTGAATATTATCTGTATTAACTACGCCATCATCTTCGACTTGAAACATACCTGCAATACTCATTTGAGCATTTTCTAGTATTAATTCTACTGTTAAGTTAGCAGTTTTAATTGCTGGTAGGGCTAACATCAATGGTCCTCGACCATAGGTTTCACCTGCACATTTTGACCAGCGATAGACCAAATATGGGTTAGAGCCTTGCCCTTTATATTCTTCTTCGTATATTTTAAATTCGTGTTCTTTAGATATAGCACAAAAATGATACTGTTCTTCTTTAGTATTGCTATAGTTTCTGTATACAGTTTCTAATATTTCACATTCTTTATCAGGATTTTTTTGAAAATCCATCATCATTTTTTCTGACATGACACCATTAGGATAAGCAATCATCATCTCTTTAGCCCTGATTCTCCTCATTCTAAAGATGTAATCAATCTTATCGTCATGTCCAGATGTCATATAAACTTGTGGTAATGGGATAGATTTAAATGTTATAGGGTTTACTGCATCTCCCTCTTCTACTAATAAAATCCCTGTGCCTAATGCAATGTCTAAAAAAGATTCATGAATCTCTTGAGAGAAGTTAGAGTTTTGTAATATTTCAAATACATACTCTGTTACTTCATCTAACATCGCATTGACTTCTTTCCTTGCTTCTGGTGGCACTTCTACTCCAGCTACGAAATCAGCCCATCTTGCATAGTTTGGTACAATTCCAGCTTGTAATCTTGATGCAAACTCTTGCACACCTACTACAGCTGTCTCATCAAATATTCTATCTGTTCTTCTTCTGCCCTGTGATTCTTCGTAAAAAGATTCTCTTTGAGGCAAAGCATATTCATAGCACTCTTCAAACGTACCATTCCATTGATCTTTTATCATCCTGGCATGTTCGTAACGTCTAAGTATCTGCTTTACAGGTGAATCGTTAGGATTCACCTGCGGTGTGATATCTGCTTGTATTACCAAATTATGCTCCTAATTTGTCTTTGCTCATTAGATCGCCTGATAATTCAAAACCTGAAGTTCCTCTTGCTCCTCTAGAAAGGAGACTTCCTCTACCTCTAGTTCCATAAAAAGATGCGATTCTTCTCTGTAAATCTTCTTCTTTCTTAGCTTCTCGCTCAGATTGTTCTTGGTCTCTCATTTGTTTTCTACGCTCTTTAGACTCCAGACTTTCTTCTGGTGGTGGTGGCGCAGATGGAGAGCCTCCAAAATTACACATATCTATCTTCTCCTGTCGTATAATGACTTTGGTTTTAATTCAAAGACATTAAAATTTTTTCTTGCAACTACAGGTTTACTAAGTTTTGAGCCAACTGTCAAATTTCTTCCCTCACCTGCACCTAGCATCATGTATTGTAATGCATCATGTATGTGAGAAAATCTATTCTTATTTGGTTTCTCGTCATACCTTTCGCCTGATACTTGCAATCTTCGATAGTGATATCCACCATCAAAACCTTTAATCAAATTAGTACATTTTGGATCTATCAATATTCCAGATTCTCCATCTACCATTCTCTGTAATGTAGCATTAACACTTTCTAATCTCAATGTTGTATCGTTTGAGTGTGTTGGTCTTGCAGTTATTCCTCGACCTCTAAGTATCTGAAATGGCGTAGATTCGTCTGTTTGCGCCCTATGGTCACCAGCTGGATCGCCAAATATTATAAACTCACGTGGCAAATACTCTGCCATTTTCTGTTTCATAATATCTGAAAACCTTAAGATACCCATATCTTCTGCTACTAATTCATCAATAATTAACCATCTGCCTCTAAGTTTTTGCCCAAATACACACGCTGGTGTTAATCCAAAGTCTATTCCTACATAGATTGGAGTATCTGGAACGATGGCTACATCACTTTTTGCTACGTGTACATCACGTCTAAACATCTCATAAACAGGTTTACCGTCTTCGATTTGACCTAATCTATTCAAAACATATACGTCAATCCATGATTTAGTCTTACCTCTTACTATATTCTTGTAATAATCTTTCGTTAGGTTTTTGCCGTTTTCTTTGTTAGGATTATCTTGATAGGTGTCTAATTCACCTCTCTCATTGTGTACTTCCAACATAGCTGGGGGTTGATTAAAAAACCTCCAGTTATCCGGTTTCACCAACATCTTAGCTTCTTGCTTAGTAATGTAATCTGGAATAACAGATTCGCCTGAAAGTATTGACCACCAATGGTCTGTGTCAGGAGGGTTAGTATCACATATAACTCCGTACCATGATGGTCCACCATCTCTCATAGATGGATATCTTCCTACCCTCATGCTACAAGCATCAATAATTGATTTAGGTATTTCTCTTGCCTCATTTACCCACACACCAGTCAATTCAAGAGATAATAGTTTCTTAACATCTTCAGGTCTATCAAGTGCTAAGAATATAACCTCAAGCTCAACATCACCTTTTTTTATATTGTGTGTATAAGGAACTGACCACATAAACTTACCCCATGTTTCTTCTGGAAACCAATCAATCCAAGTCTTAATGGTTGTTGTTTTAAGTTGTGGGTTAGTGTTTCTTATGACAGCCCATCGTGATCGTTTGATTCCATCGACTCCAGGCTTTTGCTGTAATGCTCTTCTCATGATTTCAATACAGCATGAAACTGATTTACCGCTACCTACAGGACCACGAATGGCTCTGAAGAAAGTATCATCTTTCATGAATTGTTTTAGTACATCGCCATCTGGCTTATAGTTGAGTGACATTATTGTTTACTGCTAGTCTGTACAGTTTCTCCAATGTTATTTCTGATAAGGATTCAAGCACCCTGTCTGCCTCATAATCAGTCAGGGCTTCTTTAGGATGGTCTTTCATGTGTGTCATTTTGACTACTACTCTTAGTTTAGCCATAGCACCATGATTATATTTACGTAATTTTTCTACTGAATGATAGCTCATTTAATTAAATCTCTAATGGTCATAGAAGTTTTTTTATTTCTTAATCTTTGAAATGATATAGGATTTACTTTTTCTCCTTTGTATCTATTTGTTCTCAAAGGAACTTGTTTAAAATTTTTAATTAAACTTCTAGGAACAACGCCATAAAATGATCCAGGAGGTTTTTGTCCTAATAAATCAGTATAGCTAGGCTTACCAAAAACATTCATTGGTTTTGTTGATAAATACGGAGTAAGTCCGCCATCTTCTTTATGTGGTCCTTTAGCAATTTTTAACATTTCTTTTTGATTAAATGTTCCTTTGAAAAGTCTGCCTTTTGCTCCTGCATAAGTTTTTGCTGCATCAGTTTTTTCTGTTGTAGACCAACGACCAAATGATGTATCTTTTATTTTTAGTCTTTGTTTAGCATTTGATAAAGTATTTTTTGTTTTTTCTGGAACACCACGATACAAAGTAAAGGTTCTTTCTGGAACACCTACAGCTTTACGTACTGCTTGTTTTTGCTCGACCTTGCCAAGCTTTTGAAATGTAGTTAATCCTTTCTTAAGAAGTTTTGCTGTTTGAACAACACCACCGCCTACCAATAAAGATGCACCTGTACCTAAAATTTTTAAGGCACGTTTATTTTCTTTATCTAATTGTTGTTTGCTAAGTGCATACTTAGTTCTGTTATCTGGAAGAAATTTCATTGATTATCAATTAATGCTTGAGCCATTTTACTAGCTTGTTCAAGGGTATGACCCTTTATCATTTTCATCTCAATGTATTGTTTGACTGCTGTGTTACGTCTTTCGTTTGCTAATTTCTTTTCGTTTTTTAGGATTTGCTTAGCACGTTTCTCATGCTTTTTTATATTTGCCATAGCCATTTCCTTTATTATTTTTCTTTTTTGCTACGTATTTTTTTTCATTTTTTTTCTTTGGCATTAGTAGGTAACTCCTGATGATGATTTACTTTTTCTGATTATTACATTATTTTTTTGTTTCTTACGTAAATCGTTCTGACTAGCTGTAAGAGATGGCGACATAAGTGATGTAACTCCCAATCCTACTGAACCTATACCAACTGCACCAGTTCCTAATTCTTTCAATGCTAGCCTGTTTTCTCTTGCAACTTTTACTTTAGCCCTATTGATTGCTGTATTTTTTAATTTTAATTCTTTAACCTTTTTGTCAATAGCATTGGTTTTTCCACCTGTAAATTCTGTGTAATCTTTTTTGTGTGATTTTTCTTGCAGTAAATCTTTTGCTTTTTTCTTAATAATATTTTGTTTGGCATCTTTTCTAGCAATACTTGATACACCCTTTATCAGCGTACTAATTGCTCTAACCTTAGCCATAGGACTGAAAGCAAAACTAAGAAGTGTACCAAACCCTTTGGCAACTTGTGCGCCTCCTGTTAAAAGAGATTTAGCAATTTTGGTCCCTTTGACTGTTCCTTGATATAAATTTTTTTCAATCTTTCTTGCCATTCTTCTTATCCTGCTCTTTTAAGTATTCAGCAATTCTTCGTTCCATTTCAGCATCTTTTATCTTTTTTTGCAATCTTCTTCGCGTTGTTTCCTTATACATGATTTAAAGCTCCTACAATGCCCATAATCGGCTTTTATTAATTATTGGGTATCAATACCCTAAGATTTCCTGCACTTCCATTTACGAAGTGCTAACGCCTTTCTTGTTGGTCTACCCTTTGAATCCTTGAGTGGACCTTTCATACCAGACATCCTTGCACAAAAACTTCTACGTCTAGCGGCAGCTTTAGATCCTTTAGGTGCTTTGCCAGTTACTGGTGGTTTGAGGTTTGCTCCCTCTTTACGTTTGAAGTAGGCTCTACCTGCTGCATTCAATCCACCCTCTGGGTTTTGATATTTTTTAGCTACCATTACGTTTTTGCATATCCTGGTTTACCCTTTGAACTATTATCTACCCTTTGTTTACGTTTGACGGCTGCCCTGCGCCTTGATGATGACATTGCTCTTGCTTTGGCTAGTGGTACACATTTAGGATATTTACCTCTTTTTTCTTTGCCACTACGACCACAAGGTGGAAATGAACCATCGGATCTAGGATTGGCTATATCAACCCATTTCTCCTTGACCCATTTACGTAGACCAGCTTTCGCCATTACTTGCCTACTTTAGCTTGAGCTTGCTTGTGAGCTTCTTTGAAACTCTTTCCACTCCTCATAAGGTTATTCATCAATGCCATATGTTCTTTGGAATGATGAACCGAATGTTTTTTTAGCATTGCTCGTTGAGAAGCAGTCAGTTTCATTTCTTTTTCTTACCACCAGGCTTAATACGACCACTACAAACTCCTGAAGCATACATGTTTGCATATGCAGATGGATACTTCTTAAATTTTCTTTTCGCCGCCGCTTTGCCTTTAGCACATAGTTTCGCCATAAGGTTATGTTATTACAGGGCTATTGGGATTACAACGTACTTTTTTGGGAAATAACGAGAGGATAGGTGGTTACTAGTTGTTGCCACCCTGATTTTCTAACCCCCAGTAGTTCATGACACATACACCAGCACAACAATCTGCCAGCTACTGTGCCTATTACGATAGGTCTATGTTGATTTGTAACTCTCCTGCTACTAGGTGCTGGTGTTTCTCTGGTGCCTTAAAGCCTGAGCGATCCAAGATGTCTTTGCTAGCCTCTAACTGTACGTACTCAGACTTTGCACCAGCAGAAAGTGTCATGAGCTTATTGATTGCCTTAGATGAACCCATAGTTATCTTACGTCTGACCTCTTGCAGGTAGTATTCCTGTACCTCAGGTTTACGTAGCATCTTGCTTGCACTTACTCTCGCAGAGTTTCCCTTATATCCTGCAAGTTTACTAGCCTCAGTTATGCTACATCCTTTGGATACGAGTATATCCACTAAGTGTCTTGCCTTAGTACTTATCTCTTTCTTCTTGAGGCTGAGGTCAGTCATAATTGGATTATAGGTTCATCTAAGTCAGTTGTCCACAGGGGGAAGACAGGGGGTGGTCGGTTGTTTATCGTTTTTCTTAGACGCCACTCATATCCTGCCTCGCTTTGTGTTAGTGCTTGTGAAAGATACTACGTATATTGACCATGTCAAATTACCTTACATAATGTTGAATCGCTCCGCGATACATTAACACCAATTCTAATAAGGTAGTTCATTTGACATGGACAATATTCTTCGTGGATTAATATGGCACATAAACACAATGCGAGAGCAGGAGATATCGTTATGTCAAGAAAAACAGAAAAACAACCTTTAGATATAAACATTAAGAAAGTTACTGAAAGTATTAATACAATAGCTTTTGAGATGTCAGCTTTGGTTCATCCATCATTTGAATCTGTAAGTGATTCCGACTACAGTCCAGTTAGAAGTTGGTTACAAGCTCAAATACGTGATGCTAAGTATAATATGCTAATCAATGCTGATAAGGAATCATACTTCAAGTCCGAGCTTGATTCTCTTATGCAAGATGTAAAGGCTGATGAAAGTGTAAACGAGATTGCTGATAGCAAGATTGATTCACTTCAAGCGAGACTTGGTTACTACATGGTTGCACATGCTACTAATCAACACATAAAAGCGACATGTCAAAAGTTATATTCTGATATGTTTAATGAGACTTTTGAGCCTGAGGTTCACCTCAAAGATAGAGGTTCTATTACACGTAGTAAACAGACTTACTCTATGGCTAATGCTCAAAAGACATTAGAAAAGTTTGCTAAGTTAAAACAAGCTTAGTTTATATCTTACCTAGCTAGATTAATTTCTAGCTAGGTTTTTTTATGCTTATCTGGAAATTATGTAAAACTGAAAATCAGGTGGCAACAAATTTCAGGTCGGGTATGCATAAAAGCTATTCCTCTAGATCATGCCATAGCTGTAGGGCATGGCATGATTGAGGTAAAATAGTATTGTATAATGTAGAACAGTTATGGTACAATTGATAAACAGGAGGATAACAATGTCGAAGATACCTACAGCAGTAGACTTACACACAATATTGTGGGTTAAAGAAATACTGCACAAGCACGATATACAGTATGTAATTCAGTTGATTCTACAAGCATGTAATGATGCTGAGAAACAACATGATAATCATTACAAACAGCATATCAAAGAAAACGTACACAAAATTAGAATCAACAGAGAGGAGAAGAATGATGATGTTACTAACTAAATCAATCAAAGATAGACTGGTAAAAAACTATTACAAA